AATGCTGTTCCCAAACAATCAAAACCTAAAAATGCTAGTAAAGGTGATAAAACCTTAAGAACCGCTAAAAAAATAAATGAAAATAATAATCCGAATCTATCAAAAACTACCTTAGAGGTAATCGATTCATTTTTTACCGATTAAATTATGGGATGGACAATATCAACAATAGTACTTATTATAATTATAACTATACTAATTTTTATCTTATATAATTTATTAAAAAAGAATGAAACATTAGAAGACTTTATCACTAAACAAAGTGATGCCGTAAATAACTGTGATAAAAGATTAAAAGAAATAGATGACAAAGGAATGTTTTATGCTGATGATCAAATAGGATTCTTTTTTAAAGAAGTCCAAAAAATGCAAGAAGCGCTAAACGAATTCACACTTAAATAAATTTAAATGCCAGATAAAGTTAAAACAGGACCAGACTCTATCCCCACACCCAAAAAAAGAAGAGGTAGAAAAAGAACTAAAAAAAGATATTTCACAGAAGATACAGAAGACGCAATAGCAGAATATTTAGCTTCTACTAACCAAGTAGAACGTGATAAAATATATGTTGAAAGGATTCATTATGCTTTATATAAATTAGCTGAAAACTTAATCCATACATTTAAATTTTACTATACAGAAGTAGAATCGTTAGAAGATTTAAAACATGAGGTAATTGTTTTTCTTTTAGAAAAATTAGATTATTTTGATCCTAAAAAAGGATCTAAAGCCTTTTCATATTTTAGTATTGTTGGTAAAAATTATCTTATACTTTACAATAATAATAATTATAAAAAGAAAAAAATAACAACTGATATTATGGCTGCTGATGAAGATGATGGAGTATTAAGACAATTAGGTAGGCCAGAACGTAAACAAGAATTAAAAGATTTTTTAGATTTCTACACAGAATATATAGATACTCACATGTTTAAAATTTTTAAAAAAGACAATGATAGAAAAGTAGCAGACGCTGTTAATATATTATTTAAACGTAGAGAAAATTTAGAAATTTTTAATAAAAAAGCGTTATACATTTATATTCGTGAAATTACAAATGTAGATACTCCCGTAATTACTAAAGTTACTAAAATATTAAAAAAGTTATATAAATCTTTATATGATGAATATAAGGTAAAAGGATACATAAAAATTTAAATTTTATCATATTTATAACAAAAATATAGATATGGATTCTTTAAACCAAATAATTTTTGATGATAAAAGTTTTTCTGATATTTTGAAAGAAATTCACAAAAATCAAACAAAAAAATCAAAACAATTAGGTTCATTAATAGCCGAATTAAGACCTCTCATAACATCTTTAGGAGATGCTACAGTAGTAGTACCTTTAATAAAAGAATATATGGAAATTAGTGTTAAAAATGATGACCAACTAATTAAAATGGCAGCCATAGTTCAACGTTTATCTACAGGTAATACAAATATGGGAGATGGAGGAACATTAACAGAAGCTGAAATGGATCAGCTTCAAGAATTATCCGAAGAAATATCAAAAGTAGTTGAGAAACCAAAATCTATAGAAACCAAAAAAATAGAAGATAAATAATATGGGATTAGTTTCAGATAGATTATCATCTAGAAAAGGAAATGCTTCATCTACCCAAGGCATCACTTTTAGACTTGTAAGAGTAACCTCTATTATATTAGATGATTCACATCCTGCATGGAAATTTAAAGGAGGATGGGATAGTTTAGGTACTATTTTTTTTGTTGATCCTACAAAAGCTTATGCTCAACTAGTACAACCTTTAGAATATAAAAACCTCCCTAGTGCTAGACCTTATTTTTCTAACCAAAAAATGTACCCTCTAGCAGGAGAATTAATACTTTTAGTAGAGGGTCTTATGTCTAAAAATTTAATGAATACAAATTTAAGGGATGATAGTGGAATAAACTACTATTTACCCCATATGAATATATGGAATCATCCCCATAATAATGCTTTCCCTCAAAGTTTTGAAATAGATAATATAGAAGGAGGCCCCTCAATAAAAGGATATGAAGCTACAGAAAATGGAATAATACTTAGAAAAAAAACAATATCTGATAGTGTAGAAATACCTTTAGGAAATAATTTTATTGAAAAACCTAATATTAAACCTTTATTACCCTATGAGGGAGATATTATATTTGAAGGTAGATTTGGAAATTCAATCAGATTTGGGGCAACAACAGCTTATAATGAAAATAATCCTAATAATAAACCAAATCCCTGGTCTAATAATAGTTTAGGAGGCAAAAACACCACAGATAAATCCACAGAAGGAGTAGTAGGAGATCCTATCACTATAATAAGGAATGGACAACCTAAAGAAGCTCAATCAGGATGGATTCCTCTTTTAGAAAATGTAAATTTAGATGATTCTTCTATTTATATGACTTCAAATCAAACTATTTCTAATCTTGTAGTAGCAACAGCAACAAAAGGAAGTCCTGATAAGACAAATCAAAATTCATATTATCAAGATTTAGATAGTGAGGGAAATTCAACTAAAGATGAATTTGCTATAGTAGGAGATATTAATTCAAACGCAGCACTTGTATATGGACCTTTAAATGAAGAGGGCGGTTATGAGACGGGCAATGAAGATGATAGTTATAAATCAGAACCTTTAAGTAATTTTGAATCTGCTAATATGTTAGAAGTATCAGAATCTATTTTTGAAGAAGAAAATTTAAACTTTTATGATGAATTGAAAAAAACAGGAATGTCAGATGATGATTTTGAATCTTATGAAGGAGAATTTAATAATACTTTAGTAAGTGGTGAGCTTGATGGTATAAATGATGACCCCACTGAAGAAAGCAGCGCGGGAAGTTCAACAACAGACCCACTAGGAGAGACAGGTGAAGGATGGCTTTATTTAAAATATTTAGAAACAGAAGGAGGAGGCCGTTATCCTGGAGGAGGAAAATCTTTAATATATAAAGTTTTAGGAGTACCAGGTTATGGTTCTAGAACATTAAAAGCAATAGATAAAATACGAAATAAAGAATGGTATCAAAAAGCTGTAGGATTTTTCTGGGGCACTGATGATGTAGAAACAATAAAGGAAGAATTAAAAAGTAAAAGAAATCACATCACATTTCCAGGAATAAAAGGCTCAATAACAAGAATAATGATTCCTATGTCATGGAGTGATTTTAATGCTAGTAGACCTACTTATATGTCACATCCAGGCCGTAGGGGAGGAACATCAGCTATAGGGATACAAAGAACAGGATTTGGTCCTATAGCTTCAAACAAAAAATTACTAATAGTACATGTAACAGCAGGAAGTAGAGGTAGAACTGCATATGATGTAGCATATGGCCATATAGTTCCAACTGCAAATGAAGCAGGAAGATTTGGGTCTCCCACAAAGAATGATAGAATAGGATATCATATTTTTATTATGGAAAATGGTGACATATTTAAATCATATGATGATGCAGACATATCTTATGGAGTTATAGGCACAGCAAATGGAACATCAAAAGGCCGACAAGTCCCTTGGGCAGATACAGTTAATGAATTTGAAAGATATAATGATATATCAATTAATATCAATATAGTAGGATCTAATAGATGGACATCATCTTATGTTCCCAATTCTGCTCAACAATATTCTTTAAATAAAGTAGTTGATCTTTATATGAATGTAAGATATCCTAAGGGAAAATTAACAATATGTGGACATAACCAACTTATACCAATAGGACAAGGAAAAACATGCCCGGGTTTTGATGTAAGAGAATATGCTAAAGCATTAGGATTACAACCTAATCAAATAGTTCCAAATGAACCAAAATGTTTTAATAATGAAAATGATCAACCAAAAAAGTATAAAATAGAAAATTTAGAAGTTTATAAAGATAGAGGTATAGCAATAGCTAATGTACTAGGAGAGAATGCATTAGCAAAAATTACCCGTGTAGATGGGGATACAAAAGTATAAAAATTAAATAAAATGGCAGGAGAACAAAATTACGTACCAGAACAACCAAATACCTACCAGGGCAAACAAATAATAATAAATTCTGATAGGGTATTATTTAATGCACAAGAAGATTCTGTATTAGTATACGCAGATAAATCAATAGGTTTCAACACAAATGGAACTATAAATTTTGATACAGGAGATAGAGAAAATCTAAATAGATTTGTTATAAATTCTCCTAACATACATCTAGGCCTTATAGAGGGAAAAGAACCTCCCACAGAACCTGCCTTATTAGGAGACAAAACAGAAGCATGGTTAAATGAAATGTTAGTATTTTTAGAACGTTTAATTCAATTTTTAGCAACAAGATATTGCGTAACAGTTCCTTTAGTAGGAATATCAGCTCCTGGTCCTAATGACATATCAGGATTGATGGGTAGTATAAATGATTTAAGAACTTCTATAGAAAATATAAAAAGTAAAAATGTTAAATTAATATAATGAGAATAGTAGTAAATAAATTTATAAATCAAGTAGAATCTAGGGTAGATAAAATAAAGAAAAAAGTAGATAAAGACACAGTAAAAAGATCAATAAATGTTGGAAAACAAACAGTTGCTAAAATTCCTAAAAAAGATCAAATGATTAAACGTTTTGCTTCCCCCTTTTGTGATTTAAAATCCCAAAACAAAACAGAAGAGGCCTATATGGAAACTAAAAACATAATAGATAAAATGGCAATATCAATAGGCGCTCTAAAAAAATCAATAGACTCAATAGATAGACAAGTTAATAATATAATAGATTTTATAGAAAAAGTAAAAAATATATTATCAAAGATAGACCAAATAGTAACTATATTGTTAAAAGTAATAAAAGTTCTTGGACAAGCTTTAGGTAATATACCTGCTCAATTTGTCACAGCAGGTGTTATAATTAAACTGGGAGATATCGTGAAAACCTCAGAAGGTATGGTAGCAACTTTTAAAGCTATGATCGATCAAGTTCCTGGAACTTTAGATTATTATGAGGGTCGAGCACATTCTATAAATTTAAGTATATCTCCTGTAAGAGAAAGAACATATAAAACAGATAATTACGTATTATACCATAAACAAGTTTTAGAATCAGTATATCTAAAATATATAAATGTTTGTAATGTACCCGATCAAGAATACACAGACAATGAAGGTATTATAAATGAAGAAAATTTAGGAGGTACGGGAACAAATGTAGGAATAGAACAACAAAATGCAGTTGATAATTTCCTTAGTGCTGATCCATCACCAGAAAACACATTAAATTTACAAGATGAATTAGTATCCTATTATACGGAAACTATATCTTCATTACAAGCTAAAGGAAAAACTGAAGCTATAGAAAGAATATATAGGGCGGATTTTAGTCAGATCCTCCTTGATAGAAAACAAGCATATCAAAAAATTGATATATCAACTGAATAAAACTAAAATTAATTATATTTATAACAAAACATAGTTACACATATGAAATCAAAAACATTTGAAAACTTAATTAGAAGAGTAGTTAGAGAAGAAATCGATTATGCTCTTCATAGAGAAATTAAAACTCTTAAAGAAGATTTACGTGGGGGAATTGTAAAAAAACCAATAATAAAAAAACCACAACAAAATGTACCTTTATCTAAAAATAAAAAGGGATCATTAAAAGAAAAAATAATGGGTAAGGCACCTCTAAAACAACGCCCTAAACAAAATTTCACATCTGATGGAACTTTAAATGATTTACTAAATGAAACAGCTATGGGTAGCACTAACACAGAATCAGCTATGGCACCTGTAAGTTTATCACAACCCTTTTCATCAGCAGCACCTTTACCAACGGATACAGAGGGAATGCCTGAATCAGTAGCAAATGCTGTAACAAGAGATTATAGTGATTTAATGAAAGCAATTAATGATAAAAAAAGATAATAATAAATGCCGATAAATCCCCAAAATATAAGTCCTTTAGATTTAGATAAAAATTTATCTATAGGAGTAGGATTCCCTCTAATGGATGATGGTAGATTTGATCCCACATTTACTGTTAAACAACAGGTAAAATCAAATATACTTAATGTTTTATTAACAGAAAGAGGAGAAAGATTATTTTTACCAGATTTTGGGGTAGGTTTAAAAAAACTGTTATTTGAAAACATAACTGACTCAACAATGATAAATGATAGGATATCAGAACAACTTGATATTCATGTACCTGAAATAGAAGTAATAGATTTAGATATAAATTTTAATAAAGATACTCATACATTAAATGTAAGATTATCATATGCAATTCAATTTGAAAATCAAATAGATTCAATACAAATCAATATAGCGGGTTCACCAGATGGGGTTGATATATATAAATCAATAGGAGGATTTTAAAATAAAATATAACAAAAAATGGCTTATTCAAAGGTATCAAATAAAACACAAGAAAAAGACTTAAAATATTTAAATAAGGATTTTAATACATTTAAAGAACAACTAGTCGAATTTGCACAAACTTATTATCCTGAAACGTATAATGATTTTAGTGAAGGTTCTCCTGGTATGATGTTTTTAGAAATGGTAGCCTATGTAGGTGATGTTCTTTCTTTTTACACTGATAATCAGGTACAAGAAACTTTTCTTACTTTAGCTAAAGAAAAAGAAAATCTCTATAACATATCATATACTCTAGGATATAGACCTAGAGTAACATCAGCAGCTTCTGTTGATTTAGATGTATATCAATTAGTACCCTCAATTTTATCATCAGATGGTAATTATATCCCTGATTGGACATATGCCCTAATTGTAAATGAAGCTTCCACCTTTGAATCTACAGAGGGCTCTAGTTTTTATATTACAAAAGATATTGATTTTGGATTTTCTAGTTCATTTAGCCCTACAAATGTTTTTGTATACCAAT